CTAGCTCGATGGCGCGCTGTGTGAAGTGGACGGCCTCGCCGCGTGGGAAGACATCGACTGTCGTGGGGGGGCGTTAGCTCCGGTGAAGACGATCAGCGGGAACAGCCCTCGGTGGTAGAGGTCGGCGGTGTGCTCTGCGACGCCGATGTCGTGGCTACCGAGACCGATCGCGATGTTGGTGGGTCGCAGCTCGTGGCCGAGCTGGTGGTAGTCCCACAGCGTCTGAGCGTCAGCCATAATCTGCTCGTTGGTCATTACGTCAGTCTGGCATCTCGAATGTGTACTGCCAGGAGAATAGGGATGCCCGGTGGACCCCGATGGCGAACTCAACGGGGTGACCTGTCGCCGTGCGGACGGTGCGCTCCATGACCATCACAGGCTCACCGGCAGGGACCTCGAGCAGCGCGATTTCGTCAGGCGTCGGCATGCGGGAGCTGAAGGCCTCCGTGACCTCGTGTGGTTCAAGCCCCTGGAGTGTGAGCACCGCGAATCCGCCGCCTCGCCCGGCTGGGCCGGGGGTCGGGTCGACCGGCGGAGTCCCCGCCACGTCGCTCTCCCGGTAGTAGCTCGTGAGTGAGTGCGTCGGGCGACCCTCCCGCTTTACCAGTCGGCTGCGTGCTGCGCTCGCACCCTGAGGGGCATGTTGAGAAGGACGTGAAGAACCACCAGGCACGATTCGTCCCCGTGGCGGCATCCGTGCTGCGGGACCTCGAGCAGCACATAGCGGGCAAGTCTCCCCGGGACCGGGTGTTGACCGCGCCCGGGGGAGGACTGATCGCTTCCCGGAATCTGCGCCGTGATGTGCACTGGGCGACGATCGCGCCGGAACTGCGGCTGTACGACCTTCGGCATGGAGCGGTCTCAGAGTGGGTGCGTGCCGGTGTGCCGCTTGCAACGGTTCGTACCTGGGCCGGACACTCCTCGCTTGCCGTCACATCGCGCTACACCACGTCGCTGGGAGCGAAGATGCGGCGGCGCGCTGGAACTCGTGAACGGTCGGGCGGGTGTCACGCGGGGGCACAGGAGCCCTGGCAGTCGACGGAAGGTGCCAGATGGCGTGCAGAGACGCAGCTCAGATCAGTGCCCCCGAGACGATTCGAACGTCCGACACCCGCTTTAGGAGAGCGTCCGGGGGAAGGTAGTAACTTGATGTTGATTGCTGTTTATGTTTGCTACCTGTGTAAACATTGACCGAACGCGCTGGCCACAGTTGTCAAGTTGTGGCAATTGCTGGGGTTCATGAGATCGGCGTGAGATCAGTCGCGCGCTAGTCGGTAACTTGGACGGCTTCTCTTCACCCGGTGACCCGCTTGATGTTCGCCTCGTAATGGTGGAGCCTCCCGGCAACGATGACGGGCACGGGGTTGCCTTCGATCCGGTATTCCTTGCCGAAGATCTTCACTTCGTCGAGAGCGTCGAGGGTGGAGGACGGCGGCAAGGCAAGTTTGAACGTGTCAATGACGCGGGCGGTGTGCCCGGGCGCTGGTGGCTCCGTGGTGGTGCCCGTGATGACTTCTGCCCGCATAGTAACTTCGCGGGGCGGGCCGAAGATATCGTCGCCATACCGGTCGCGGCCCACCACTTCGCCCTTTTTGAGGCCGGTGATCTTCGTGTGGAACAGCATTACCAGGCCCGCTTTCGGTACCGGTTCAGGATGGTGAGCTCTGGCAGGGTGAAGCCCCTGAAGGAGTCATGCACGGCCACTGACCCGGCGCTATAGCGAAGTTGCTCAGGGTTCGCGACAAGGCGGGCCGTGGCGGCGATAATGACGCGCTGAAGGTCAGGGAGGGGTTCACCGTCGAGGGTGAAGCCGTTGCCGCGCGTGTGCGCCTCGACCATAGCCGCGACTGTCTGGACGTGTTCCTCAGCCAGGGCGATGAGCTCTTCGTTATCGTCCTGGCCAAGGAATCGCGCGACGTCCTGGCCGCTAACGGTGATGTACGTCGCGCTCATGCTCACTCAGCCTTGAGGTTGATGACGCCTTCGGGGTGAAGGAGTCCAAGGTCGAAGCGGGTCACGACGCGAATGGCCTGAAGGTCGTATTCGGCGTAACGCTCCGAGAGGACGGTGACGGACGGCGCGAGATCACGGGCCACGGCCACCTGACTCATATCCGCGAGGATGGCGGAGCCGGAAGGAAGCTTATTCGTGACGGTGACGGGCACGCCGAAAAGTCGGTAAGTCGTGTCCTTCGTGATGTCCTCTTCGAGGATGTACTTGCCGCTCGTGTCCTTGAGCTTTCGGATGGTGAAGAAGTCCCCGGCGTTGATGAACCAACGGTTCGGCTTGACTTCCTTCGACGCTGCGAGCGCGAGAGCATCGAGAAGACTGTCCTGGTTTTTCAGGTCGAGGGAGCCAGTCTGCACGCCGGGCTGGTTGAGGATGCCCGTCACGGATCCGTCTGCGCCGTCTCCGATAAGGAACGCCGTGTCGAGCTTGGCGGCCACGTCGGTGACAAGGCGCTGTTTGAGTACGGCGTCCAGCCCGATCACGCTTTGGCGCACGGCTTCGTTGGAGAACTTGATGAGGGTCTTCAGGCTCTTACGGTCGGAGGGCATGAGGCGCACTTCGTCGAAGTCGACGTCGTGTTCGTCGATGAGTTCACCTTCGCCTACCCAGTTCGCGCCGGTCGAAGACTTCAGGCGGGGAATGCGGATAGGGCTTGCCGTGTCGAAGATTCGCGGGCCCGCTGAGAGCACGACGCTTTGCGCTTCGAGGGGCTTCAGGAGGATCCCGGCAACCTGTTCCTGAAGGAGCGGCTGGATGGTGGAAGTAAGTTCAGTCATAAGAAAAAGTCCTAACGATGAGAAGTGGATTTCGGTTCTTCTCGTCGCCAGGACTCACGAAGTCAGGCACCAGGCCTAACACATAGTTTACCGTCTCGCGCCAGCGGGGGCTAGGTAGTCGGTGGCTTCGGCAAGCTGCACTAGCTCATCGATATTTCTCGCGCGGGTGCAGGGGTCATCGAACTCCAACGATGCGGCGGCATCCATGACCGCGCGAAGAAGCTGTTCTCGCACAATTTGATAAGTAGTCATGCGCGGCTCCTTAGTAGTGCGGCAAGGTCGACAGTTGTGGCGGTGGAGTTCACTCCCTGGCCAATGTTGCCGCGAGGGCGGCGTGAAGCCAGGTGAGGCTTCGCTTCGAGGAGGGCATCCACAGCGGCCGTAAGTGCCTCAGGGTTGGTGAGGTGTTCTTCGTTGAAGTCGAGGTCTTCGGGATCTTGCAGCCGGTCGAGCTTCGCGACAAGCTCACGGTGCAGACGGCGCGCGAGCTCGTCGCGGTCTTTCGCGCGGGCGCGGTGATCCCCGGCCTCCTTCCTAAGCTTTTCGACGTACTCGCGAGGGAAAGTGTCTCCCTCGTGAGTGTCTTCAACTTCGACGACCTCTTCAACCGGTTCAGTTACGGGTTCGTTTTCTTCAGTGTTCACGCCATGTTCTCCTTTCGTTGACGGCGCTTATCGGAGGCGGCAACCGTTCGATCATCCAGCCGTCCGATTGATTTTTGTTCGACCATGACGGGCACCTGCGTGCAGGTGCATCCGACGTGAGTGGGCATCGTGTACCACTTCGGCCACACGCGCCCTTCACGCCACCACCACCTGCATAGTTGGCAGGCGTCCTTTTCCAGGCCGCGCTTGAATCCTTCGACGGCGCTGGACTGTTCCAGGATTCCCGCGTAGGCCTTTTGCGACACGGCGATGACCTCACCGAGAGCTAGGCGGCCTGAGGCCATGACGGCGGAATCCTCGACGCTGAGCGCGGTTCTCGCGGCGGCGCTGAGCCGGGCGTGATCCTCCCAATGATCGAGGATGCCCGGGGTGATCTTGTGAAACGTCGAATCGCCTAGGCTCGTGAGAATCTCACGGCATGACGCTTCACCGAGCACGCTGCCTTGAATGTTGTGTGAGCGCACGACAAGGGCGAGCGCTTCGGCGGCTTCGTCCAAACTCTCGTAGCCGCCGGCAAGGTACCGGTTCGCGATTTCTTCGGCGTCCCTCTTGGCGCGGCGGCCAAGTTGGTCAAGGAGGTCTTGGAAGTTCACGCGGTGACCCTCTCAGCGAGCGCCCCGGCGGCCCGGTCGACCATGTCGGAGCGTGAGGCGGCACGAATCTCGCTAATCTCCCCGTCGGAATATCCGAGCCGCTTCAAGGCGTACGTGGCGGGAAGCAGCCCGGCCTGGTACAGCTTCACGACAGCATCAGCTTCTTGTGCGATTGAGCGAGTCGCGGGATCGGCCCACGTGATTCGCGGGTTGAAAGCGCCCACGTTCCTGCCTGTGCGCACAGCGAGGGCGAGGCGCGCCACTTGCTCCCACGCCCTACCAAAGACCGCTTGACGCTGTTCCGCGCGGGCCGTGAGCGAGGCTTCAGCAGCGCGAAGGGCATCAGCTGAAGGCGGTTGCGAGGCCGTGATTCCCACGTAGTGATCTGGAAGGCCGCTCAGTGCCTGGAATTGCTGCACGACACTTTGAATCGCCGATTCGTACCCCTTGAGGTCACCGCCGGGCAATTGCCCGAACTTCGTGTCCGGGTCTTCGCTAATCATCATGCGGTCGGTCTCAGGGAACGGATTGACCACGAGGCCGTTTTCGTCCTCTGCGAGTTCGACGCCGGTCGCGTACCGGCGGGGCCGGGCATAGAACTCTGATCCCACCATGAGGTCGGTGACAAGTTTGTTGAGTGCGTCCTGCAGTGGGAGAAGATCCGCCATTTCACTCGTGGCGGGCCGGTTGAGTCGATCCGTGTTCCTAATCTCCACCACGGGCACGACACCAAGGGGGTTATCGATCCTCTCCACGGTCTTGAAACCGGCCACAGCGCCCACGGAATCCGCTTTGAGTACTTCGATCACGTCCGGCCCGTAAAGCACGGCGTGAGTGGCGTTCTTGCTGTTCCAGCGCTTCACAGCGGCCACGGTCTCGCGAGTTCCCGGATCCACAAGGACGTCCACTTGCCGGGCATCCTCCACACTGATCGACGGCAAGCCCGCCTGATCGGCCCACACAATCACGAAGGAAGATCCAAGGGTGAGTGCTTCGCGGTGAGCAACCGGCGCGAGCTGGTCGAGGTCATTCCTTAGCCAATCGGCCCAAAGCTCCGTGCTATCGCCGCCGTCCACGGTGAAGCCCGTGACTCTCAGCCGCTCCGAGAGGGCCGTCACTGCGAGCTTGCAAAGATTCGACCCGAGCACCCCGAACCGGTTCCCCAAAGCTTTCTTCGCTTCGGGCGCGAGGAACGCTAAAGGCGGCGTCCCCTGGTAATACCGGTCAAGCATCGCGAACCGGCCAGCCTTCGAATCCAATTTCTGAAGTAGTTCAATCAAAAGATCGTTCATGCGAAACTCCTTACTTTCCGCTTTTTCTTTTTCAGCGCGTTCCACGTCGATCGGGAATGCGCCATGACCGCCGCCGCCGCGAGGTCGATATGACGTGTCGATCCCCGCTTCGACTTATCCAGGCGAACGCCGCGCGGTGACTCATTCACCACGGCGTTGCCGATATGCCGGGCAAAATCCTTATTGCCCGAATGAGACACGGCCCCGTTGATGCAGGCGTTGTAAAAGTCCGTCGTGGCGGGCGTGATCCTCGTGTTGCTCCACGGGAATTCCACGACCGGCAACCCTTCACGCTCGAGCAGCTGAAGGCTTCGCGTCCACCTGAACGGATCCGCGACAATTTCGCGCACGTCCCAATACCGGCACGCGGCCCGGATCCGCTCCTCGACCTCCTCGACCGGGACGCGGTAATCCTTGTCCCCGGCCGGTGGCTCCCACAGTCCCGCCACGTCCATGTGAGGCGTGGTCGAGATCGTCGAGACGACAAGCGCCGTCGCGTCCGAGTTGAAGGAGCCGTCCAGGGAGATAATCACTGCCTCTCCCTCTTCGACGCCTTCACCCGTCGAGAGTGAATCCCAGACACGCTCAGGCAAAAACCCGCCGGAAGTCTCCGACACGAATTGACAAAGACGGGCGCGGCGAAACGTCGATTCTCGAGTCTTCGGCGGCAACAGTGCCCTAATGGCATCCTCGTGGAGAAAATCGCCAAGGGCCGGGTTCGCGAGCTGCCAGCAGTGCGCACAGTCCACCGCGTGATCCTCGAAGCCCGCCGCTGAGAACTCACGCCACACGAAAGACGAATCCTCAGGATGCGCCCGGCCATAGTCACGAAGATCCACTAGCACCGAATCATGAGGATCCGGGCCCGGCGTTCCAATCCCGATCATGGTGGACTCTTCACGCTTACCTTGAGCAAGGGAGATCACTTCCCACACGTCCCGGCGCACGACGCCCACTTCGTCAATCAACGCGAGCGACGGATCCAAGCCCTCGAGCGAAGCCGGGTTCGCCGGGTAGACCGCGAACTCAGCACCCCGCGCGGGCACGCGAAGCTTGTCCTGGTACACCTGCACCCGCGAGGCTAGATCCTCGTGAAGTTCGACCATGCGCACGGCGGCCCGGAAAATGATCCCCGCTTGACGCTCATCCACAGCAGCCACGACAATCGACGCGCCCTCTTGGCCAAGCATGAGTTCATACAGTCCAAGCGCGGCCAGCAACGTCGATTTCCCTTGACCTCGAGGAAGCATCCACCCCGCCGTGCGAGGGCGCGGTGAAGCATCCAGCACCGAGCCCACAAGATCCACCTGCCAATCACGAAGGCGCATAGGCTTCAAAGCGCCCGTGCCCTTCGGCGTACGGATGTACTCAGCGCAGAACTTCCTGAATCTCTTCGCGCCCTTCAACCTTGAGGTGAAAGGAAGCGGTGAAGGATCCACAGCCGCCTTGCGTCCAGCCTTCACAACTCCACCCTCTTGCTACAAAGCCTAATACAAACTGTCTCTGTGCCTTGCGGCCCGGGATCGAGGCCGACGCCGGTTACCCCTTCCCCCCAGTCTTCGCGGGAGGTGAGGCGGCCTTCGCGGGCGCACAGTTTCAGCCAGGCTGCATAGCGAGGAGTGCCGGGGCGTGAGGATCCTCGATCACTGTTGCAGCCGTTGCACACCACGTCGATGTCTTCGAGGCGGATTGGGAGGCCGTTTTCCCGGCGGTGCCAGGCTGAGGGCTTGTGATCGGCGGTGAGTGATTCTTCGCGTCCGCATTCGATGCAGAAAGGTTGCTGTGCTCGTGCGCGTTCGGAGAGTCGCCGCCATGAAGTGCCGTAGCCGCGTCGTCGTGTTGATCGGCGTCGTTTGTCTGGCCAGTTGGTTGCCTTGTAGGCGTTTTCGCATTCGGTGCAGCGGGGCGCTGGTGAGAGTTCACCACATGTCAGGCAAGGCTTCATCGAAGTTGCTCCTTAGCTTCAGACTCGACGAACTCTTCCCATTCCCGTTCGATCTGAAGTCGACGTTGTTTGAGTTCATCGCTTTGGGTGTGTGCCCCTCCTGCACCCTTACGGGTTGCAGAGGGTGGGCACACGTCACCCCCCAAAGGGTGTGTGCCGGTGTGTGCCCGCGTGTGCCAAGAATCTTGGGCATACGCTTCTACCTGCTCTTTTGTCTCAGTGGCGGGTAAGTGTGTGCCAGCGTCGGGCACACGCTCTAAATGTGTGCCGGGGTGTGTGCCCGGGTGTGCTTTGTCTGCATCGTCGGGCACACGGCTTTTCCATTCCTTGATTGCCTTAGTTAGATCAGCGTCCCGGAAGGAGACGCCGGTCTCTCGAAGGATTGGTGAGATGCGTCGGAAGCCGTACGTGCGCGGGAGGTCAAGATCTTCAATGGCAGCGATGAGTGCTTCAACCTTTGAAGAGTGTTGCTCTTGGATCTCTTTTGAGGCAGGTTTCGAGCTAATGACGTGGCGGGTTGGATTCCGGTAAACGTCGAACACAACTTCTTCGGGCGCGTGGCCGTTGCGAGTCTTATGGCGGACCAAAGTTCGACGGGTGCCAGCTTTGTTCACTTTCAGCTCGTAAGACGTATCTATATAGCTGCGTTTTGCGCTGGAACCTCGTTCGCCGCGGTCGACTTCTTTGCCTGAGTGATCCAGGAGGATCACGCCGGTCTCGAGTCGCTTCAAGGGCACAAGTGTGTATTTGTAGAAGCTGTTCCATGTGTCGGCGCTGTTCTCTTCACCTTCAAGAAAGTGCTTGATGGTGTCGAATACGACCAGGCGCGCGGGCCTCCTGAAGGGACTCTTGGCGATCGTCTCCAGAAGCACTTCTCCACCCCGCTCAGTGTCTAAGGGCGGGAAGTCAGGGAAGCGTGCGTATTGAAGCATGCCTAGATCTGGGAATGGCTCTTCTTCTGATATTGGCGAAAGACCGAAGGAGTCGATTCGGTTCCGAATGTCCTCCCTGGAGTTTTCGTGGTCGAAATAGAAGATTGGCTCCGTGCCCATCTCCCAGCCCGCTAGGTCAACGCCGTCATGTACCAAGCGGCAGATCAACTCAAGCATGAGAAGGCTTTTTCCTGCGCCGGGGGGACTGTAGAAGCTGCATACTTGCCCGAATTCGACGAAGGGGAATAGAGCCCAGTTGGGTTCGTCGAAGGTCTCTTCGGTGAGAAATGTGTCCCAGTTAATGAATTCCATGGCCACCTCCTTTCTGTGGGTATGGGACGGGCACCGAACCGTGTGGCGCGGTGCCCGTCGTTGTTGGTTATGAGTAGCGCCGTGCGCCGTGCTCGTGGCTGGTCACTTTGTAACTTCCTTGCCGTGGTAGCGGCCTTCGTTGATGGCGTGGCCGATTTCGGCGGCGGTCGTGAGCTCTTCGATCAGATCTTTGTAGTTCGCCGGGGTGAGCGGTAGATCTTCGAAGTAGCGAAGGCGCACGGGGTGAAGCTTGCCGAAGTTGGCTCCAACTTCTTCGAGCTGTTCGATGCAGATCACGGGCTTGTCGTAACCGGGGGTTTCCGTCGTGTGGAGGTGCATGATGAAGTTCGTTTTGGGGTCGAATTCCCAAACGTCGCTTTGGTCGCACCATGCTGGGCATTGGAGTCGGTTCGGTGATTGTGAGATCATGGTGATCAGTTCTCCTGCTTCTCGTGGGGGTTCGTTTCACCCTCGTCGCTCGTGTCTGCCAGGACAGCGGCGGGGGTTTTTCCTTTCTCGAGGCCTTCGATGCGGGCCTTGAGGAGGTGGTGAAGGTCGGGGCGGTGTCGCGCTACGGCGGGCCAGTTGGTCACAGGTCTCCCTTCGATAGGAATCGGGTCACGGCTTCTAGGGTGAGGTCTTCGGCAATGACCGTGTTTGTGTAGGTGTCGATTACGTGGAAGGTGTCTCCGTTTTTTGCGAGCCGGTAGCCGAGCACGGCGGCGCTTCTTCTTAGCGTGGTGTCGGTTGGACGGGTTCTCATGCGACCTCCTTTTCGAATTGTTCGTCGAGCCATGTGTCGACGTCTGTTTTGCGGAAGACGATGCGCCCGGCCACTTTGGCGTGGCGGGGGGCTTTGCCCTCGTAGATCATCCAGCGGATAGTGTTTTCGCTCCTTCGTAGGTATTCGGCTACCTCAGAGACGAACATCAGGTCGTTCATACCTAACTCCTTATAACAACAGCCTGTAGGTGACTGGCTACAAATGAGTGTAGGGGACGGTTTGCGAAAATACAACCCAGTGATGGTGTGTCCGTGTGGATTGTTGTAGGATGCTGGTTGTGGCTACATCAAGAAATCCGAACACTCCATGGGAGTCCAACTTCCGTGAAGAGATGAAGCGAATCCGGAAGCTGTTGGGGTGGAGTCAAACCGAACTTGCCACACACGTGAAAGATCGCGGGTTGCCGTTCCATCAGCAAACGGTGCAGAGAATTGAAGCGGGCGAGCGTCCCGTGAGGCTGGACGAGGCTTACGTTATTGCCGAATGTCTAGACGTTGATCTTTATACGATGACCTCGTCTGGTTCTCCAGATATCCGAACTCTGCAGTATGTAGTGAACATGCTCGAGCGTAGGGCTGATGTGCTGTTTAGTGACTTCATGGACTGGGATCCAGATCTTGAAGAAGCGGCGGAAGGCGTGGCTTTTGAAGTGCAGCGGCGGCTTGAGCTCAATGCGGGCTTGGCAGATTTTCCTACCGCATGGGCAGCGGCTTGGCTCTTGAAGGGTCAGCGGGCGATAGAGGCTAAGTGGCAATTTTTGGAGAGCCTGCTTGATCTAAGGAACGATGAAGAGTTCCGTCGGCTTGATGAAATTCTTGTGAAGAGCCCCTCCGTCACAGAGTTTGAATGGCTTTCGGATAATGAGCATGTCGCCTGGAGCAACTTGGATCTGTCTGATCGACCCGGCGAACTCGCAAAGTTGAATACTGCGGCCCTCCTCCGTCGGTCTACTGAGTTTGAAGATGCCAAGTCTGACGAAGCAAGCTAACGGCACGTATCTCGCGCGTTATCGGTATGACGGGAAGCAGCACGCGCGGCGGTTCAAGTCTGAGCGTGAAGCTAAGGCGTGGCTTGAGCAGGTGACCTCCGACAAGGTAATGGGAACGTTCGTGGAGCCGGGCCGCTCCAAGGTTCCCTTGCGAACTGTGGCCGAAGCATGGCTCGAGAATCCAAGCTGGAAGGCTTCGACGCGGGCCCGCAATGAGTCGGCTGTCAGGGCGTACATTTTGCCGAAGTGGGGGAGTAAGCCCCTGAACGCTATCGAGTTCGAGATGGTGCAAAAGTGGGTCGTCGCGCTTTCTAATGATCTCTCTGCCAATACCGTCAAGAAGATTGTGGGGGTGCTCCACGGCATCCTTGAACTCGCGGTTAAGACACGTCGGATAGCCAATAACCCTGTGAAGGGCGTGGCGTTGCCGAAGGGTTCTCTCGCGCCTCGCCGTTATCTCACGCCCGATCAGGTCGAAGCTCTTGCCGAAGCGGCAGATGAGCATTCCTTGATTGTGTATGTCCTTGCTTATTGTGGTCTGCGGTTCGGTGAACTCGCGGGGCTGCGGGTTGAGGATGTGGACTTGATGCGGCGGCGCTTTCGAATTGAGCATTCGGTGACGGAAGTCAACGGGAAACTGGATCACTCTTCCCCGAAGGATCATCAACGGCGCTCCGTGCCGTTCCCTGCGTTTCTTGATGAGGAGATTCGCGCTCTCGTGGCGGGCAGGGATTTGGGGGAGTCGCTTTTCACGTCTCCTAAGGGTGGAGTGCTTCGCGTGCGCAACGTTCGGCGCTCATGGTTCGATGTTGCTGCGAAGACGGCGGGCTTGGATGGCCTCACCCCTCACGAATTGCGGCATACGGCGGCCAGTATGGCGATTGCTGCAGGTGCCACGCCGTTGGGGGTGCAGCGGATGCTGGGGCATGAGAAGGCCAGCATGACGCTGGATACCTATTCGGATCTGTTTGACCGAGATCTCGACGATGTTGCGGAAAGGTTGAGTAACTTCCGCTCGCGGGCTCGTGAGATCAAAATGAGATCAATTTCGGCTGCGAATCCTGGGAACGACGAAGCCCAGGCCTTTTGA